GGGCGAGGCTGAGCAGCTATTTGCGCGGATTGGTAGTGGTAATGGCAATCAAGGCGCTGCAAAGAATCGCGCTGGTGATTTGGTTATCGCTAACGATAGTATTATCGAATTTAGCAATAATGTCTCTGCGGGTCGCCGCTTAGCTATCGATGTCCCACGCGCCGCTCTGACTTCTTTTGCGGTCAATCCGGTAGACGGTAGCACTCAGATTGTCACCAATCCGAACCAGCGCTTAACCGTACGCGACTTGTTAGCCCCTGGCGATACCGAATCCAACGCCGTGGCTTATCTGCGTGAGCTGCTATTTACTAACAATGCTGCGCCAGTTGCTGAGAACACCACCAAGCCCTATTCAGATATCACTTTTGAAGAGGTGCTTTCTGGTGTCAAGACTGTCGCTCATTTGATGAAAGTTGCCAAGCAGACGCTTGATGATCTGCCACAGCTGCGCAGCATCATTAATGGTCGTTTGCTCAATGGCCTGAAACGTGTCGAAGATACTCAGCTGCTATTTGGTAGCGGTACCGGCAATAACTTGCATGGTATCTATACGCAAGCCACGGATTTTGCTAACCCTAGCACTAAGACCACCCCATCTAATAGCTTGGATGTGATGCGCTTGGCGATGCTACAGGTCACTTTGGCTGAGCTGTCAGCGACTGGTCATGTCATGCACGATATTGACTGGACGGATATTGAGCTGATGAAGGATGCTAATACTAATGGCTACTTATTCAGCAATCCGTTTGGCACGTTAGAAGCACGCTTATGGGGCCTACCAGTTGCGCAGACCAATCAAGAGGGTATGTTAGGCAACTTCTTAACCGGTTCTTTTGCTGATGCTGCGCAAATCTTTGACCGTGAAGATGCAAACGTTGTTGTCTCTACTGAGAACGCGGATGACTTTGAGAAAAACATGGTTTCAATCCGTGCTGAAGAACGCTTGGCGCTAGCTGTCTATCGTCCGCAAGCGTTTGTTAAAGGCTCGCTAACTGTCGTTTAACATAGCCTTATTTCTAATAAGTGCAAAACACGCAACCTGTCTATCAAGTTGCGTGTTTTTTATTAAGCCAAAGTCAGTTTATAAAGCTGATTTTGTCTTACTAAAAGGAGCAAGTCATGAAAGTTAAGTTTAAAGATGTGATGTGTATGGGCAACAAAACATACTTGGCGGACGACACTGCGGAGGTTAGTGATATCACTGGTCAGCAGCTTATTGAGAAGGGTTATGCCGAAGCGGTTGATGGTAAGGATGAGTCTGACGATAAGTCCAAAGCAGCCAAAAAGACTACTAAAAAAGCTGAGTAACTAATCATGAAAATCAAAACATTAAAGCGAATGATGATTGATCGCACGATTGCACAAAAGAACGAAGTGCTAACCGTAACCGCCAAAGAAGGTAAAGAGCTGATTGATAAAGGTCATGCTGTCGAAGTCAAGTCACCTCAATCGCCTGCATCAAAACCAGAAACAACCAAAAAGGCCGATAGCAAGGCTAAAGACGACAAGGCAGATTAACGATGGTGACTCTTGAGCAGGTAAAGTTCCAATGCCGCATCGACCACGATGATGAAGACGCTTTATTGCTTGGATATGTGGCAGCCGCTCGAGATCATATTCAGATGTATCTTGATCGTACTATTTATGAGTTGGCAGTACCAAGTGAAGATCCAGATGGCGTGCTAGATAACGCTTCTATTGATCAAGCGACATTGATGATAGTGGCGCATTGGTACGCTAATCGCGAGTCAGTTAGCGATTCGTCAATGGTTGAGGTGCCGATGGGCGCTTATCACTTGATACAACCATACCGGCGCATGGGGGTTTAATATGAACTGTAAAGGATGCGAGGCCAGACGTGAGTGGATTAAAGACAGAGCCAGTGAAGCAAAGCGAAGAGCCAAGCTGCTCTTGCAAAGACTTAATAGCGCTGATGACAAAGGTAGTCGAACAAAACACGATACTGATTCAGCAAATCGACATTAGCAATCAAAACACTGCTGAGCTCATCGACCAAAACAACGAGCTGATAAATGAGCTAGTCGAACAAGAAGATGACGAGCCAAGCGGTTCGCCTTACTTAGATGGTTAGTGCTATAATAATCAAGTGGCTAGGGTAGCTCCCGAAAGTCGGATTACACCCCCGATTGCCACACCTTATAGGGTGTTTTTATCTGAATAGGTGTTAATGATATGAGTAATTATGAAAAAGAATTTAAGATAATTGATAACAAGATAGCAATGTCCTTTAGTAAGCCTTATGAGTCCGCATACGGGGCAAGTGTAAAGCTAACCGCAAGCGAGGCGAGAGAGGTCGCTAGAAAGTTAGATTTTTATGCTGATAAACTGGATTCAGCACTCCAAATACAGAGGGGTGGATGATATGGCGAAATATACCGAGATAAATCTAAACTCCGAAGAATATGAAATCCTGCTTGATGAGTTTTTATTGCGCGATGATATTAAGATGATGACGCGTCATGTCAGTCATAATAATTACGTTCGTCTAGCCCATAGGTGTTTTGATGTGGTAGTAAAAGGCAGTGAGAGAGATTGCTTTATGCACGGCGGTACCACTGAGCAAAACTTAATCAATATTGCTCGCGCTATGCTTATTGGTTACAGTCTAGGAAAAGACATTACAAGTGGTGTTAGTAGAAGACATAATAAAACATAAGTACATTCATAATAAAAAAACCTCACCTAACCGTGGGGTTTTTTATTGCCTAAAATTTAGTGAGAGACACCATGCCAGTACGAGCCGGACAACTAAGACACAGAGTAACTATAGAGTCTTATAACTCAGGTGGCCGTGATGCAGACGGGCATCGGTTAGATGGCGCGTGGACCACTCACAAAAAAGTTTATGCCAAGATCACGCCGCTCTCTACTAAAGACCTACTAACAGCGCAGGCGGCTCAGTCAGAGATTACCGCTAGAATGATGGTGCGCTACCGTACCGGTCTTAATATCGATACGACGATGCGGGTGATTTGGCAGGGCCGTACTTATGCGATTGATAGCCAAGGATTACCTGATAACGATACTGGTGTCGAGTATATGACCTTCAACCTTGGCGGCGGAGTTGAGCAATTTAGGGATTAATCATGCCAAACGATATAACCGGCCTTGATGAAGTCCAAGCTAAGCTGAGGCAGCTTAGCAATAAACGCAAAGCCAAAAACGCGGCCAATCGCGCTTCTCGCAAGGCTATGAATATCGTCAAAAAAGCGGCGCGTGATAACGCAAAACGCTTCGATGATAAAGACAGCCCAGAAAAGATATGGAAAAACATCGTCACTAAGGCTGGCAAAACTAAGGGCTATGACAATGTAACGATGAAAGTCGGAGTCAGAGGCGGTGCTAGAAAGTACGCTAACACCCGTGCTAACAGAAGAGCAAACCGCGCTGGACGCAGCTATCAAACCCAAGGCAGCAAAAAGAACCCCGGCGGCGACACTTGGTACTGGCGCTTTAAAGAGTTTGGGTCCGCTACGAATAACGCGGATCCTTTCTTACGTCCGGCGCTGAATAATAATATCAACGCTGTACAAGCGGAGTTTACCCGCGTTTATAGCGCTGAACTTGATAAAGAGATTGCCAAACTATGAGCGATTTGCCTATTTACCGCATGCTTAATGCCGATGTTGGCGTGACGTCGCTTATAGATGTAGAAGCCAAGGTTTGGGAGGCTGTCGCACCTGAGGGCACCCAAGCGCCTTATGTGGTGTGGCAAACCATCAGCGGCCAAGCTGAGAACCACTTGGACGCACCCGCTAACTTTGACAACGTACAATTTCAAATCATGGTTTATGACACGAGCTCTAAATATGCAAGCGCGTTACGTGGAGCGATACGCAGCGCATTAGAGTCGCGTGCATGGATATTAAACCCAACAATCAATCAATATGATTCCAACGCTCGACTTTACGGGCGCGGCTTTGATGCCAATTGGATATCAGACCGTTCAACAACAGAGGATTAGCATCATGGCTAAAGTTAAAAAAGGTGTCTTAACCCAAGGCACGCAAGTATGGATTAAGCACGGCGAAGAGGGCGCAGAAGAGCTTACAAAGATGGTATGCATTACCGGTATCAATTTGGGTGACGATACGCCAACTGATATCACTGATACTTGTCTCGAAGAGACTGACTCAGCGACCTCCACTTATGGCCTGAATACGCCGGGCGAGGGGTCAATTACTATCAATACTGATCCAGAGAACGCCACTCACATAACCTTGCTACAACTAGCTGACGACCTTGCCGGTGTTGAAGTGTTTGTTGGCTGGTCGGATGGTACTGTGGAACCTACGTTGACCACTGGTAGTGTAACACTGCCTGAAGACCGTACTTGGACATCGTTTACAGCCCTGCTCAAGAACAGCGCGCCAACCTTTGAACCTGATTCTCTGGTTTCTCATACTATCTCGATGAAGCGCCAGTCTCGCGCTATTACCGCTTATAAGTCCACGCCTTAAACAAAGGCTAAATGGTAGCGAATTGTTGAACAAACTAGCCCCTTAATTGGGGCTTACTTATTTATAGGATTATAATAATGGCAAAGATACTATTGTCAGATGTAAAAGCGGGTAGCTTGGTCAATGAAGTGCGCGAAGAGACTGTCGAGTTTTGGCACAATGGCGAAGAGTTTGAGGTTGATATTCGCATTAAGCAACTACCGTTTGCGGTTACTGATGATTTGCATAGGCGCATGAATAATAAAGAAGATGTGACATCCGAATGGATTAGTAAAGCGCTTGTGGATGAAGACGGTAAGCAACAGTTTACCCAAAAACAAGTAGAAGATAATTTCGTACAAGCAATGGGTAGCGCTATCTTTGATAAAGTGTGGGGCCTTGATAATGTAAAAAAGGCTGTAGAGAAGCAGGCGGCGAAGAAGAAAAAGGAATAATCGCAGGCGAGCTTGAATTACTTTATGAATTGGCATTAAGCGGTATCGGTGGCAACAGCATTAACGAAGTAAAGAACAATTTAACCCGGCTTGAGATTTTACAGTGGGCTGAGTATCGTTATCGCCGTGGCAGCCTAAATATAGGCAGAAGAGTCGAACAAGCCGCAGCCAATATGATGTCTATTTATATTAATTCGCAAGGCGGTGAAGTCGAAGCGATTGAACTGATGCCGCACGAAGATGATGTGGTCGTTAGTTTTGAGGATCAGATTGAAGACTAGGCTGGATATTTGTATGGTTTCGTAATACTATCTTTTGCATACTCTTTTAACGTGTAGGTATCCAATGTCAAAGATAGTCAAATGGGGTTTGTACTTCCTAGTCTTTTTAGTCGTTGTTAGTTTCATTAGAGGTTGCTTCTCTCAACCTGAGTCGGTTGAGTTGATTAATAGCAAGCAAGTATCCGAACAGCCAACTACTTCAAGTGCTAATATCCAGGATAATAGTCAAGCTGTAGCCAGCGAAGATTTAGAAACTGCGAATTGGGTTTATGATGAGTCTGTCGATGAGATGAGAGGCGAGAGTTCGTACTTCGCAACAAATGCATCCTTGAATACAGTAGATCTAGGTTTTCCTTACGGTACCGATATAAGTCTCAATATAATCTTACGAAGTGACCCTAAGAACGGCAATGATATTATGTTTATCGCTGACAGAGGTCAGTTGTTTTGCAGTTACAGAGATTGCTCTATAGCTGCAAAGTTTGATGATGGTGATGTACAAACCTACGAGGCGAGCGAAGCAGAGGCTGGTAGTAGTGAAGTATTATTCCTATCTAATAACGTCAGCAGCTTTGCGAAGAAGATACACCAGTCAAGCCGCTTGATGATCGAGGTGAATTTCTATGATCACGGTGCTGAGCAGTTTAAGTTTGATGTTTCTGGTTTGGAATGGTCTAGATTTTAATTATGAGATACTCGCCGCGTAAAAAACTACCTACCCAACAACTAAACTGGTCGCAGATTTGGGTAAATAATCTTATTGAACATAGTCAATGGTGGTTAATCGATGGTATACCTATTGGTTATTATGTTTACTTATATATAGATGATGAATAAATAAAAGCTCACTTCGGTGGGCTTTTATTTTGAATAGTGATTGCAACTACTAGGCTAATAAAGTATATTTGCATTTGAGGCGTCGAAACCTCCAATCAAACAGCGCAATCCACAAGCGTAATCGTGGTTTTTTTATGCCTATCTAAAAGGCAAACTCTCATAATAGTAAACTCTGTGTCGTTGTGATAACCACATGTTTCTATGTCGAGAGGGCGGCAGCCATACAATACCTTTCGTGGGGAAAACTGCCCGCCGTTCTGTTTGACGGTTTCGAACCTCTCGGCGCCCTTTATCGGGCAAATTCGAAGAAACAAACAGGAGTTCATTATGAACACTCTTACCTTTAACGGCAATACCCTTACTACTATCAATCAAGATAACCAGATCTGGTTAACTGCAAGCGATTTAGCAACAGCGCTTGGATATAAAGCCGCCGATAGTGTTACTAAGGTTTATAATCGCAACAAAGAAGAATTTAGTGAAAATATGAGTCAAACTATCGAGACGGTCAAATTGACCTCCTCGGCGAAAACAAAGGGCTTGACGGTAAAAACACGTATATTCTCTTTGCGTGGGTGCCATCTAATCGCTATGTTTGCCCGTACCGATATCGCCAAGGCTTTTAGAGTCTGGGTGCTTGACATACTGGACCGCGAAGTTAAGACTACCTCCCACCAGCGAACCCCGCTAAGGCAGGCATGTGATCGCCTTGCTGTTGGCAATATGCTGATCAGTGACGCTTATAAGCTAGTCAGTAGTCATTATAATGTCGATCATATCGATCAGATACCAGAGTCGAAGCTGCCTGAAGCGGTGGCCTTCGTCTATGACATGATATTGACCAAGCAGCGCTTCAATAGTGAGCGCTCAAGATATATTGACGATATGCATGGTATAGGCTTACACAAGGTAGAGCAGACGCGCCATGCTATCGCCGTTATGCAAAAGGCGCTAGCATCGCTAGATTGTAGTATGGAAGTGATCCGCCAACACAATGAATCACAAGCTGGGGTGTTTGCGAGTTTAAAAAGCACTTAATAATAAAGTAATCAATTAAAGAAAACCTCAGTCAGCAATGATTGGGGTTTTTTATTATCTAAAATAAGGTAAATATCATGGCTACAACATCACTAGGCAGACTGACACTTGACCTTGCGGTTCGCCTTAGTGATTTTACTGACGGTTTGACCGCTGCTGAACGCGCTACTGAAGAACGAACCAGAAATATGGGCAGGTCGGTCAGTAAGTTTAAAGACCAGATGATTGATGATCTTAGCGGTACGCCTATTGGTAGCGCTATTGATTCACTTACCGATAGATTGGGCACCATTACAGAAGCGTTTGGCGATAACGGCATCGCGGGCGCGGCTAAGATTGGTGCTGCGAGCATTATCGCTTCAACTGTGGGTATTGGTGTCGCTTTGACTGGCATGGCTATTCAAGTCGCTGAGACAGATCAGCAGCTTGAGATGTTGGCCAAACGTGCGAATGTCACTACAACTCAGTTTCAGGTCCTTACCGCGGCAACTGAGAAGTATGGTATCGATAACGAAGGTTTAAGCGATATCTTGGCTGACGTCCAAGAAAAACTTGGTGAGTTTGCTGCGAGCGGCGCAGGCGGGCTAGTAGATACATTAGAGCTACTACAAAATAATACTAAGATGACCGCTGAAGAGGTCGAAGCTTTTGGCGTGTCGTTATCCAATGTCGATGGCGCGACTGCTATTCAGATGGTCAAAGACAAGCTTGAAGAGGCGAACTCTACTGCTCAGACTACTCGTTTTACGATGGAGTCGTTAGCGTCTGGACTTGGGGATATCTCTGAGGTTTGGCAGGATAATGGTGACACTATTGCTGAGTATGAAAAAGCTCTTTATAGCGCTGGCGTCATTAGAACAGAAGAGGCTATCGAACAATCAAGATTATTGAAGCTGCAAATCGAAGATACGCAGCGCAAATTCCAAGGAATGTCTAATCAATTAGTTACTCACACCACGCCAGCGCTGAACTCTGTGATTGGCTATTTTGCGGAAGGCACTAAGCAGGGAGATGGGTTTGCAAGTAGTGTCAGTGGCATCGGCGTAGTTATCAGCGGTGTGGCCAAAACTATTATAGGGTTTAGCTCTGTTGTCAATCTAGCGGTTATTGGTTTTCAAGGCTTGATGGACCAGTTCTTTGTACTTGGCCAAACAGGTACGGCATTTCTTAACGCTGATGGTCTGTTTGCAAAAGTTAGAGCATTACAAGAAGGTAGTAGAGCGTTTGCAGCATCTGGCGAGTCAACCAATCAGCGATTCCATGATGAAGCCATGCGCGCCGCTGAAGCCATAAGAAATACTGGCGCGGCATCTATCCCGACCAGCGCGAATTATGGAGCTACTAGCGAGCTTGAAAGGCTACGCCGTGAACAGGAGCTACTAAAGGAAAGCAATATCATTAGCACTAAGACTGCTGATGAGAACGCTAAAGCGATAGAAGCCCAAGCCAAAGCCGCAGACAAGCTTACCAAAGCCAAAGCAAGGCTTGTAGGTATTAGCGGCGACACTGGTGTTGGTAGTGCGCATCTGCATGTACAGTATCGTGACAAGAGCCGCGCGGTCAGTGCTGCTGACCTAGCTAGATTCCAAGTAGGCGGCAAGAATGTAACCGACTACGCCAAAACATCTAGTTACGGACCTCGTAACACTGGCATCAAAGGCGCATCAAAATATCATCGCGGTACCGATTTTGCCGTACCAAAGAACACTAAAATCACCACTACGGTACCGGTCAAAAACGTCAAAACTTGGCTTGATAAAAAAGGCGGCGGTTATGTCTCTACTATCGCCTTTGAAGATGGCGTCACCATTGATCTGCTACATCAGATGCCCGGCATCATGGGTCTTGACAAAGGATCAAGCACCGGTGACAGCGCTATAGATTCCGCTAATAGCAAAGCTGCTGCAATGCAACAAAAAGCCGTTGCTGATGCTCTACGCCAACAAGAAAAAGCTGAAGCTGAAGCTTTGCGCGTTCAAGAACAATTACAGCGGGAAAGGCTGTCTCTTGTTAGTGATTATGCTACAGAAAGAGAGAAGATTGAGATTAAGCACGAAAATAAAGTTGCTAATATTAAACGGCTCTACGCTGAAGATGACACTAATCGCCAAAAATACTTGGATCGACAAAACGCGGCCTACCAAGAAGACTTAGATAACTTTAAGTTTGCATCAGAGGCCAAGGCTCGTGCTCAGGACAAAATGTATCAATCCATTGCTGATAGCGCCCGTGCAGGCGGCATCAATGCGCTAAGCACTGGCAAAGATAGCATGATGCAGCGCACATTAGGCGGTGAAGAGTATCAAGAGTGGCGCTTGAATCAAGATTATGTTGAAGACTTTGATTCTATTAATAATCAGTATAAATCCCGCGAAAGTGAGATAAATGCAATCGATGAGCGCGGTAAACCAGCGTTTAGTGATCTTGAGCGCTACGAGCTATTAGAAATCGCCAAGCAAGAACACTTAGACAAAATGTGGGCACTGGAGCAAGAGTACGCCTTAAAAGATAAAACACTAGCAGAGCAGCAAGCGTCTCAGCGAGTTGCTATTTATCAAGGCTTGTTTGGGAGTATTGCAGGCTTAACCAAAGCATTTGCTGGCGAGCAGTCAGGCGCTTATCGGGTTATGTTTGCGATTGAAAGGGGTTTTGCAATCGCGCAATCAGTAATGGCTATTCAGCAAAGTATTGCCAAAGCCATGTCTATCGGTTTTCCTGCAAATATTCCGATAATGGCGCAAACGGCGGCGCAGGGTGCTCAGATACTTACTAGTATAAAAAGTGTACAGTCTCCGGTTGCTGGCATCGCCCACGGCGGTCTAACCAATGTGCCCGAAGAAGCGACTTACTTACTGCAAAGAGATGAGCGCGTACTCTCTCCCAATCAAAACAAAGACCTTGTTAATTTTATGCAGCAAGGAAAAAACAGTAACACTAGTCCTGTCACTATCATTAATAACTCAAGAGCTGAGCTCATTGATAGCCGAGGACCAAACGGCGAAGTCACTGTCGAAGTCGTCGATAAGATGATTGATAAAGCGTTCAAGCGCATCGGTCGTCCTAACTCACGCGAAAGCAAATCCATACAACGTCACACAACTGCGAGGGTAAAACGTTAATGAATAACTTTGCATTGTGTCCGTTGCAGCGCGGCTATACACCTGAAGTCGCGAACAATCTACTAGAGCAGCAACTAATGGGCGGGTTCGCCCGTCAGCGCGTACAGTTTGTGAATAATGTACACACTGTCACAGCGTCCGTTATGCTTGATGAAAAGATTAAGCAACAATACTTTTGGGCGTTTTGGCGCAGTCATCAGACAAACCCACGGCCATTTCTATGGCGCCTGATCGTCGATGATACCGAGATGACCACTTACGTCTGTCAGTTTGTCGCAGGCTCGCTACGTGTTAATGAGCGTGACGGTAAAGTCTACAGCGTATCGTTTGGCCTGCGCTTAAAACCAAACCATACCGACAAGGGATTTGATGAAACTATTATTGGTCTGTGGGAGTCAGGCGACCCGCGCAAGCTGCTTAATTTACTCGAAAAACTGGTAAACGAAGATTTGCCAGAAGCATTTGGGAGTCTGTAATGGCACTAACGATAGACGATATAAAAGATTTCCACCTTGATAGCGCACCAAGCATCGCGCCGCTTGAAACGCTAGAGATTAGCCATAGCATGTGGCCTGAGCCAATCCGCATTGTCACCAATCACGAAGAAGGCGTCGATGCCATGTTAGAGACTGGCGAGATAGTCCGTTTCGATTTTGCGCCATTGCTTATTAACAAAGGTAAAACGTCCGATGACCTTGACCAAAACCTCGCTATTACTCTTGGCGACTTGGGCGAGATAGTACCACCATTAATCAAACAGGTACGCGAAGCGGCCAGTGATGAATATCCCAAAGTTATCTACCGCGAATATGCTTATGACGTATCAACTATGACATTCGCCAAAGAGAAACCTATGGATATCATGAAGGGTTTGTTCGTTGAGCAAATGAGCCGTGACCATCAAGCTGCTACGTTTGACGCCAAGACGCCGGATAAGAATACCGTTAAGACGGGGCGGCCTTACTCGCCCAATTACTATTTAGATTTAAAGGCGCTGCTATGAAAAGTATCGATCATTTACTAACTGCTAAGTTTGACCGTGATTATTATCACTGCGTCCATTTTTTAATAGATGCCGGCAAGCATTTATTCAATCATGACTTTAGCCGATGCTTTTTGGGTTTAACTGGTTCGTTAAACACCGGGCTGCGTCCGACAAAGGCGGGGATGGGACAAGTAGAGTCAGTTGATAAACCGTCTGATGGCACTATCATGTTAGCGCTCACTTTAGACAATAAACATCATGTGGGTTTGTGTTACTGCGATAGGGTGCTGCATCTGCCAGAAGCTGGCCCACGGTTTGAGACCTTACGCAGCATTAAACGCCGATATAAAAAGGTAAGTTTCTATGACGTTAAAGATTTTTCATAATGAGCTTGACGCTAGCGACTTCACTGATCATGACTTCGATTGCTTATTGACCGAGTGGATGTCAGCGCGTGAGCAATATCCGCAAGCACGGCTTTATAAAGAGATGATATGCGTGCAGAACGACATCACGCCAAAAACCAAAGCTGAAGCGTGGGCACTTAAAGACGTAACAGGTGAGTATCAAATACTTTGTCATGCCGGGCTTGAGCCTGCGACTTGGGGTATTATCGCTGCAGTATTGTCAGTAGGCGCGGCTGTCTACACCTATGTAAATATGCCAGATGTAAATACGCCGCAAGATGTTAAATCTTCTTCAAACAACAGCTTGGCCCAACGCCAAAACAAACACCGAGTTAATGAGCGCGTGCCCGATATATACGGCAAAGTGAAGTCCACGCCCGATCTTATATCGTCAGTCTATCGATACTACAAAGACAATATACAAGTCGAAGAGTGCCTACTTGACTTCGGCACCGGTTGGTTTGCTATCGATGAGAATGATATTAAAGAAGGTGAGACGCCAGTAAATACAATTGAAGGTGCGTCGATTAGTATCTACGAGCCTGGTGTGTCGCTCATCGACCCAAATCCACAAATAAAAATAGGCGCTGCATTTAATGAGTTGCCGCTTGTGACCAAACAAGTCTCATCAATCGATGGTAAGCAAACCCTAAAATCACCAGGCGAGGGTTACGTCACTCGCCGTGGACTGCGTATTGAGTCCCCGAATAAAATAATATTTTCTACAGATGATTTTGTCGATGAGTTTAATACCGGCGAAAAGATAAATGTAAAAAACGCGATTTTCGGTAGCGCAGAAGATAAAACGGTTTCAGGTAATACAAACGTCAATATAACTGATGGGGTTTTGACGATTGCAAGCAAAGCGGACATAGCAAATGCAAATCAATACAAGAAAATACGCATAAACTCTTTATTGGTAGACGGTGACAGTGGTGAGAGCTTAAACCTAGCAGGCGAGTATGATGTTGATTCAATCGTTAAATCTGGCGGTGATGATCTACACGTCTATGAAGTTACTCTGAGCGCAGGGTATAAGGAGATCAACCCTAGTTTTTACTTGTTGACCAACGATACGGTTGGAGTGACATCCGGAGTGCTGACTGGCAGTATTAATAATATTGACTTATCTGGCGAATATACAATAGCTAGCGTGACCACTAACGAGCTGACTTTCGTGAATCCATCCACTGTGAATAGTGACTGGAACAAAATAAGCGAAATCACCACAGTGCAAGCCAATGAGTTTTTAGATAGAAAGGTCACTTTCCTCAGCTCAAAAAACAACTTCATCGGTTGGTACTACGCTGGCAATAAAGATAGTACCGGCTTTATATTAAACTTTTTGGCGCAAAACGGTATCTCTCAAGACGACCTGGACAAGCAAGTAGATATTGAGATTGAATATCAAATGGTTGTTAATGGAGAGCCGACAGGGGATGTTTATACTTATAACGAAACGATGTACGGCGCCGGTAATAACAGAAATCCTATTGGTAGAACAATCAAAATAGACCTGTTAGCTGCAGGGCCGTTTCGATTTAGAGCGCGGCGCACAAATGATAATCGCGACTACGAAGGTAAAGATGGCAGCCTTATAGACGACGTTATCTTTGAGAGTGCATACAGCTACTACACAACCAAGCGATCAGTTTATGATTATGACACTGTAGCACGTCTGCGGCGTATGGCTATCGGCTCCGGTACTAATGCTAGTGAGCTCAACGCCATTATTCACCGAAAACTCAATACACCGGGTGGGCTTATCCCTACCAGCGACTTTGCTGATATATCTATAGCCATGGCGCTCGATGAGTACATCGGCCGTATGTCAGCAGCCGATGTTGATATATCTGGACTCTACGAAGTCAGCGCTGCAATCGCGGCTTACTTTGGCACTACCAAGGCTTGTGAGTTTAATTACACTTTCGATGATAAATACGCTAGCTATCAAGAGATGATTTTCACCGTTGCGGAAGCTGTTTTTTGTAC